TACTCTCATATATTCGTTTGATACTCCACGATAACGAGTAGCAAGTGCTGTACCAGAGAATAGAGGCACACTAGTTTTAAAGATTTGTGTGTATCCTTCTCTTGTCCAGAACTCGTCTCTCCAACTTTCTGGATCTTTAGAACCTTCAGCAAAAGCTGAGCCAATTACTTGACCTTTAGCATTTTCTCTAAAAATTAATGTAGAGCTAGCAGCTAGTGAAATTTCACCAGCGTTAGTTGCTGTAAGTCCATTTGAACCTGTTGGTTTATATACTACTTTAATTGCTGAAAGAGTTAATCTTTTAGCATCTGTAGCTGCAGCAGGTGCAGCTGCGATTTTAAAGTAAGCAACAGCAGCTGTTTCACTTCCTACACCAGCATCAGAACCGTCAAGGTCGTAATCACATTCGATTGCAACGATTTGGTTTGCTAGTAAAAAGTTAGGTGCTACTGCAGCAGTTACTTCTCTTCCATACTGATCGTATAAAACGTCTACATCAAAGTTATCACCAGCAGCAAAATCAAAATCACCAATTGCAGATGCATAAGCACCTGAAGTGATTGCTGTTTTTACTTCAAAGTTTCTTCTTTGATATTGATGTCTTTGTTCCAAAAATTTAAATACAGGATCATCTGTAGGCTTATTTGAAACTTTTGATAAGTAAGTAAGAAAAGGTGATTGTTGAGGTGCTAATTCAGCGACTCTTTCTCCAAAATTAAAGATTCTTCTTGAATCGTTAATAGAGCTGGCACTTCCAGCTGAGCCGTCTAAAGTAACTCCTGGTCCTATGCTATATACATCAGACATCTTATTTCTCCTTTAATTAAAATGGATTCTTATTCTTATAGTTTTGAACCATAGAATCCATCATTTGATCTTCTATACTTTTATTAGATGACTGCTTATTAACACTTGGCTGCGTGCTGATAGGTTTAGGAATAGCTAACTTCTGTTGTCTTTGTGCATACTCAGAAGTTCTTCTGTCAATTACATTTGGTTGTGCTACTGGGATGGTTTCACTTTCCCTTGAGTTTAATACCTTATGTAGTTTGACCAAGTTATCTAGTGATAAGGATTCTGGTGATGACATTGTTTGTACAAAGTCGCTAGCTTGTTCAGGAGTATATCCATAACCAGATTGTAAATCAGACAACAATTGATTTTGTGACTGCAACTTTTGTTGTTCAGCCAGCTGTTGTTCTGTTAACTGGTTACGTTTTTCTTCCTGAGACATTAAGTATTCAGTCATATCGTCTAAATACTGTTCCTTAGCTGCAAGATATTTTGCAGATTTACTATCAGGATCAGTTAGTGCTTCGGAATTATCAAAGTCAGATGGTCTAACAGGCTTAACGGGTTTAACCATTTCCTTAGACTCAACTACTGGTTGAGGTTGTGAAGGAGCAGAAAATTCTTTCGACTTAAGAGCTTCTAATTCCCTTTTTAACGTTTCAACTTCAGCAGTTTTTTTATCTGCTTGACTCTGCCAATACTGAAATTGGTCAGGACTTTCCTTTGGATTACTAACATCAGATACTTCGGATGGTTCACTTTCGATGGTATTTTGGACTTCTTCGCCAACTCTAGCTACAAACTGGTCTGTATTCACTCCAAATACTTCATTAAAAATGTCATCGTCACCAGTAGGTACACTAGCAGTTGTAAGTGGATCTACTGATTGTTCTGTGTTTAGTATCTCATTTTCGTTACTCATTTTATCCTCCTAACTCTCCATCTCTCCAAGTTTAGGTTCATTTAGCTCTTCAGCTAGTTCCTGTTCTACGGAGCTAACGGAGTTCATTAGATTGTTTTCAACGTCTGCTATTCTAGCTTTATATAGCTGAGTAGCAGATTCAGCCCTATTAGATATTTTATCTAAATCGGAACTAAATTTTTCTACCTCTAAACGTTTTTTAGCGTGTAGCTCTTCACGTGTAGCGGTTTGTAAGTCACCTTTGACTTTCTTCAATTCTTCTTGCATCATTTGCATCTGCTGTTGCATTTGTAGCATTTGTCCACTACGCTGCATTACGCCATCAATATCTACAAGTTCAGATTTCTTCAATACTTCAACTTGGTCAATTAATCCAGCTTGATACATTTGCATATAAGTATTTAACATTGCCATTCTATTTGTTGGTAATGTTGAACCAGAAACAACTTTAACATCATATCGTCCAATAGTTACATCGTGAAAACGTGCAACATCTCCATTTTCCATTTCTTTGAAAAAGTTAAAGCGTTCTTCTTTTTCTAAACCATTTGGTTGTACTAATCTAATTACTTTTTCTTCTGTGTAAATTTGCTGCATCAATGGTACAGCTACTTTAGCACATTGGTTTAAAAAGTTTTCTATATCATCTCTACGAGATTTAATTCTTCGTTGACCAAACTCGTCAACGACAAGTGTTCCTCTATAAGTTGAGGGAGAGTTCATACCACTACCTTGCATTAATTCAAAAATACCAAATCCATATTCAAGATCGTACTTAGCATCTGCTTCATTTTTATATAGTTCATTAGGTAGTGGTACAGGTCCAGCAACGATAGGTGCACCTAGCTCAGCATCGAACTCAATAACACTGGTACCTGCTCTACTCCACTCTTCTTCGATTTGACGAAGATCTGCTGAGCCACGAGGAATCAACAACTTAACATTTGTACTTGTACTTGCGTGTGCAATAATCAATGAACGAATCTTATTAATGTATTCCTGTAATGGTCTATATAGACGCACATCTGATTCAGGAAATGGATTTCTATGGTGAATGTTCATTAATGGTACAATAGGATAATCTTCTGTTGGTAATATTCTAGTATACAATAAATTGTTTCCTACGGTAGCTGTAAGCTTTACGCAGCATTTCTCAATTTTGTTTACCATAATATTTTCCATACCAATCATTTCTTCTGCTGTTAACGGGGTAATAACAGTAGTACTACCTGGTATAGCATCTTCGTCTTCCATTCCTGATACTTTTACAGGGCTTTGAGGAATCATATTACCAGCGTCATCTATCTCAGGGTCTGGTAGTTCAAAGTGAAAAATTGGTCCATAGTCTTCAATAACTTCTAATAATTCTTCTTTTGCATTTTCGTCAGAGATAAATACTTCTTCACCAGTTGCTTTGGTTAAACGCATATAGTATGTATCTTTATACTCTTGATATTCTTCTGCGTTAAATAAATATTCTTTTTGTGAAAATGGTTCATACACACTGTAGTATGTATGCATTTCTTTTGTATAACGCTCTATGTATTTTCTTTTAGTATGATAGTTTGTATCTTCATCGGTGTTAAATATTTGACCTTCAGTAGCAGCTAAGTCTGTTGCTGGTACTTCTTCGTCATTATCAATAGCACTATCAGCATCTTGAATAATATCCATAAAGTCTGGATAAATTTGCATAGCTTGTTCATCGGTAATGTATTTTACTACCAATATATGTGCAGCATCACGTGCATATACGTCTTTTGCGTTTGGATCTATGTAAACATCTAATGGATTAATTGATTTTAAACATACTTCACCTTTACCTAAATCAGCCATAGGGTCCTGATAAATGTGCATTACGCCCATACCACCGACATAGTAATCGTCTACAATCTTCTTTAATTCTTCATTACCAGATGATTGATCCCACATCCAAGCAAATAAATCAGAAAATACTTTAGCTGTATCTCTATCAGAGTCTTCACGTGCAGATGAACGAAACTCAGGAGAGTTGTAGGTAAGTAGAGATTTAGCTGTTTCTACGATTGGATGAATACGATTTACAACAATAGGTGCCTGACCACGTTGTTCTAGAATATCACGTTCATCTTGCGACCACTGTGCTCCAGCTCTAAACTCAATAGACTCTTGAAACTTTACAGCCCATATTTCACGCAAGTTATTGTATTCAGTTAATAGTTCAATAGACTCTTGTACTTCATCAGGTATTTCACCAGACTCTGGTTTTAATCTACCTGGTATATAACCGAATACATCAATCAGATCGTTGTAGTTCTGACTTCTTTGTGACTTCTTTGTCTTTTTTATGCTCTCTGGCATTTACTATCCTATATCCTTTTGGCACTTCCACTTTTGTGTGCCTATCCACTAATTCTGTAAAATTATTAAGAGTAATATAATATTTTACTAAATCTATCTGCACCTTATATTAACTTATAAGAAAATATAGACGAAAGTCAAGAACTATTAGTTGATTTTCCAACTTTTTTGTAGACGAGGATAGTAATCTTGAATTTTCTTACTAAATGGCGTATAGGAATGCCCAGGTCTGTACGAATTTTTATTTGCGTAGTAAAATCCGTCTAACAAGTCATCGTGCTTACCTCTAGGGTATAAAAGTAGCTCATCTTCTAATGCCTGCATACCTTTATTGATAAATACCTTTTTGTTTGCAAATAATGGCTGCAAACTCTCTAATCTGTACGATTTCCTAGTTCTTGGGTTTTCTTTAATCTCAAGACCAGGGATAAACAGTCCAAGTTTCTCAGATTCTTCTTTAATGTATTGACGAAGCATTTCCTGATAACCAACAGACTCAATTCTTGTTTTGGTACTACGATATGTCTTAAAATTTCTAATAATAGCATCTGCTAAGTGTAATGGTGTTGCTCGTTTTCTATAGTAAGGCAATACAAATCTATTATTGTGTTCATCGATAGCTAAGTTAAATACCACGGAATAGTCTGCAGTTTTTTTGGTACTAGATGCAGGATCGACACCAGTAAACACGTTTACAGGTCTTCTCTCGTCTACTTCCTCACCATTTAGGCTCGTCAGGACAAGAGTCGACAATCCTTCCTCATCTTGTTCGAGGAATCCTTCGTAATACTGAATATCTTCTTTTCTAAACAAATTATCTTCATCACCAACGATTTGACATAAATATTCTCTATAAAATACCGAAAGACGGTTAATACTATCTAACTCTTCTTTCTTTTGTATCAATTTGTCTATAGACCATACTTCTTTCCATAATGGTATTTTGTTTTCTAGGTCTGGACGAAACTCTAACGTTTCCCAACCTTTCATATCTTTTAATGTTTCTACCATACAACGTTCGTGCTGCGGAGTACCAATAACACAGATTCTACCGTTAAGTGGGTCCAGGGATGGAACACCAGATTGCAACAACCAACGTAAGTTGTATTCCATAGCTTCTGCTGTTTTCGTATTGTTTTCATCTTCAGGATCATCCAATATTAAAAGAGTAGGTCGTTGATTTCCGTGTTTAATACCACGTATCTGTTGACCAGTACCTTTACAAATAATAACACTACCATCCTTAAGTTCTACTTCTGTGTTGGTCCATTTACGTGCTGATTGCATTCCCCAATAGCCAAAGAAGTATCTGAACTCTTGAGAATAGTCTAATACATCTTTGATGGTACCTAATAGTTTAGTAGCGTGTGATTGCGTTCTAGACACAAGCACAATCACTTTTATACCTGAATCAAACATTAAATGAAACAACGGATAAATACCAGCAACCACTGAAGATTTTGCGTGACCACGTGGTGCTATGATGTTTATTTGTTTCTGTTCATTGTCTAATAAATGTTTTGTTAGGTCGTAGTGAAACGGAGGAGACTCACTACTAAACATATTAGGCATTACCATCCTACCAAATAGCAACATATCTTGTTGCATTGATGTTATAATTTCTTTTTTACTATTTTTCATCTACAATAATGGTCAGTTCTAATTCCATATCTTTTGCTACTTGTATCATCGTAGCTAAAAATACTAGGATATTATCTTCTTCACCCTTCAGTACTATTCTCTTCTCCATCACTTATCTCTCTAGTTTGTGTAGCTTTTAACTTTTTCTTTTGCGTTTCAAACTGATTTGATATTTGATGACTAATATCCATTTCCAATGTCTCTGTTTGTTGAGTCTTTTGTGGTTTCATATCTAAAAACTCAGACAACTTATCTGCTGCACGTATCATATTGCCTGGATCTTCTTTCATCTGAGCAACTGCTACTGCATCTTTCATTACATCCAATACATATCCTTCATCTATACCTTTTTCAGTTAACACCTCTTGTAACTTATCCTTTATCATTTGCTTTGTCTCCTTCAGCTTAAATAATCTTTTGGCAGCTATATGTGGCTCAGCTTGGTCTGGTCTATATATCTTGCCAATCTGTTCCATATCAGGTTTTTCCCCCGCTACCTTATATGCAATAAATGCATCTACTGCTAACGCTGCTCTTTGAGATCGTGACTCTATCTCACTGTATGGTTTAGTAGAAACGTTGTTTAAATTACCAGAATGCCAGTGTGGTTCAAATTCTAAACGTCTATTGCTACCTAACCATTGCCTACCATACGGAAACGTCACCAGCGTCCCTTTTTTGTAGGTATTACGATAAATACACTTACTAATGTATCCATCATCACTAATTCCCCAATCATCTACATCGCATTCTTGCCAATGTACATACTCTGGTATACTTTTGTCTTTGGTAGTATACACTAGGTATTCTTTTGGCTGAAAATTATTTTTCTTCAGTCTTTTTGTTATCTTTATCATCTATTGGGAATTTTTTTTCTAAAAATTTTTTAAAGTCTTCTTTATCGCCTTTCATCTCTAAATATAAATCTAGGGCTCTATCTCCGTTCCAAATTTGCATTTTCAATTGCTCTATCTGTACGGCTAGTGTTCCTACTAGTCTTATCACTTCTTTTAATGTCGGCTTGTCTTTTTTTTGTCTCATAGTTTATCTATAAACGTTTATTATATAGCAATACATATAAATGTATGTATAATCGTACGAATATACTCGTTTATCTATATACGTATATATATACGTTTATACCTTGCAATCAGTTAACATCTTTCTTATTAGGTTTAACTCCTATTTCCATTTCTTCGATACGTACTAAAATGTCTAATTCTGCTGACATTGTCTGTACTAAACCGAACGTTTCTTCATCTGCTAGATCAAGTTCTACTTCTTCCCACCTGTTCTTTGTTTTGTTGTAACGTTCCATTACTTTATTCTTTTTAAGAAATGTAAGTAGTTTTTTCACCTGTTTCATATTTTAACTTAATCATTTTTTTAGCTACCTTGCAATCATTTTAAAAAATTGCCTTAGATTGCGTGTGTGTAGTATATATAACACCTACCCCCTACAAATATTGACTTTTCATATTCAATATCGTTGAAATTATTCGTTTGAATATTCTAAGTCAATATTTGCTTAACGGGTGTAGCTGCACCTTCGGGGACTTCGTCCCCTACTATTAATTAAAACAAAAAGAAAGAGAGTACATTATGTCTAATAATATACTATTACAAGAGTCATTCAATACGCTTAAACAAGCTAACATTAGTGAATCTCTTGTATCCATTAAAGTTCGCCCAACTAAGGCGACTTGTAGTAAACCAAAAGATCGTGCTAAACTAAGCACTAATGTTACCTTAGGTGCTATGAACACACGTACATTGTCCAATGCTACTGAACAGCATGATGATAAGTACAAGTTCCAGTACATGGTAACCATTAAGAGTTCGTCATTATCCAGTTGGTTAATGTATGATTCGTTTACTAAATACCTTGCATTACAGAATTTGCAAGTTGTAGAGAATAGTATCGACGAGAATGGTAACGAAATACCAGTCGAATACGAGTCTTATACATCATCCAGAGATAATAAGACTGAACTCTTAACATTCTATGTAGTTGCCCAAGCAGATGTTGTTGGCGAATTACAGTAGTAATGTTGCAGTACTATGGTATCAGCAGAAATGTTGGTACCATAGTGCAACCATCGGTGCTACGCATCGAAGAGATTTTTAAACCATTGGTAATGCCTTTCGTAAAAACGCCTTGCCATTGGTGTATGAAATAACTATTATAACTTATGCCGACCAGTATCACAACAGATCACACAATCCTATCAATATACCTATATCAGTTAATCCACTATATTGGTCGGCAAAGCTTTTTATTAATAATAAGAGAGGTGCACTATGCCGTATAATAAAATAAGAGAATATGCTTTAAAACTAAAGACAGCGTACAAAGGTAAGAACGCTGGATTTGCATATTCTTGTATTAACAATTACCTAATCAATGTGCTAAGAATATGTATACTTGGCACAGCAACAATAGTAACAACGATAGTTCTATTCGTACGATTTGATACCAAATACTCTATGTTTACAGCAGAGTATATGAATACCATATCGTCAGTAGCACTTGACTTGTCACTATGGTTTTTCTTCTTTATCAGCATAATGGTCGTGCTAAAAATAGCAGAGATTATTTATGATAGCTTAGAACGATTACGAAAGGATATGTTCTATGAATGGTAAAGAGAAAAAGCCTAGAAAGAAACACGTTCCAAAAGATAAAAATATGGACGTAAATCTTACATTCGATGAGTACCCAGATGAACAGTTTGAGTTTAACGACGAAGTTGTTGAAATCTATGTCAATGTTAAAGCTAAAACAAGACCAATAAGGATACTTAAAGATGACTAAGAAACAAATGTATCACGCAAAGTTACAGCATTCAACAGTATTCACTGAGTGGTTTACAAAAACATACAACGTGAACTTGCAAAAATTGCAAGATGTTGCAACTAATGCGTACGATCCAGCATGCAATAAGGTTTGCAGTAAAATGTCAAAACCTTTAATGTGGGCAATATACTACAAAGTGGTGTTGAAATGAGTAGACAACCTATCAGAGTAGTATGTCCTACTTGCAGAACAACGATAGCAGAAAGCAAGTACAACTATGAAAAACAACAATGGAATTTTGAAACAAAAGAGCAGTGTTGTGATGATAGTATGTATCTTCTATCACAATCAGTAATGAACGACCTAAAAGAGAGTGAAGTACCAAGTTTAAAAGATGAGGCAGATAAAGGCGAATTAACAGAGCCTTCTTTTTATTCTTGGGAAATCAATAGATGAACAAGATAGTATATGGCGGTTCTCTCTTTCCGTCATATACGAATTAAAGGGAAATAATATGTTTAAAAAAATATTACATTGGTTAGGTATTAAAAAAAGCAACAACGAAACAATACTTGAACTAATAGAAGACAGACTTCAACATGGTGCTATAGAGCACGGAGAAGAAGTACCATTAGACGGTACAAGAGATCACTTGCAAGATGCTATCGAAGAGGCATTAGATATGATAGTATATCTTGCAGCAATGTTAATTGAGTTGCAGAATAAAACAAAGAGGAGACAATAATGAGTTATCATGATGTAAACTTTAACAATCTTAAAATTAAGTTTGATAAAGCTATTAGTAAAACGCTTGGTGGAGGCGAAGACAAAAGAATCCATGGATATAATTGGTATGACTTAACTAGAGTACAAAATATATTTAAGAGTTATTCTCAAAAGATAAACTTGCACGAAAAGTTTAAACCAATTATAGAATACACCAACATTGCAAGTATCCATCTTGAATACAATGGATATGGCGATGATGGTTGTTTAGAAGGCGTAGAGTTTCTTGACAAAAATGGTGAGCATATATATCCATCGCATATGTTAAGACATTTTTATATGACAATACGTCACGGAGACAACGTAACACCAGATAACATATTTGATTATCATTTATGGGATTCTGATGATTACACTGAAAAACTAAAAAGCTATCTAGACGATCGCAAACAATATCTTAAAGATATGGATCCAGAAGAGTTTGCTACTATGGATTTAGAAGATTGGTCCAATGGTATAGTTCAAAGCGTATTAGAAATGGGATGGTCATTACATAGCATTGATAATATAGCTATGAATGGTCAACGTGGTATAACGTTAAGGAGAGCACAATCATATGTTCATGGCATTGCTCTCCAGGATACTTTTACACACTTTGATACAAGAATTTTAGAATTAATGTATCCAAAAGTACATAAAAGTATTTGGGAAGATATTGATGAAGCATTCTATGGAATGTTGGAGCCTGGTTGGCAAAACAATCACGGTAGCCAAAATTCGTTTGAAGTTACAATCGAAGACAATACAGTGAATCTTAAAATCAATCAAGAGACAAATGTAATGGTTACCGAAAGAGAAGAAACAACAGTAGTGTTGAATGATACTCTTCAGAAAAGACTGAAAGGATTTATTAAAGACATGTTTCCAAGAAGAAAATCTTGGGAAACATCAGTTTTAGATATTTCCTTGAAGAAAGATCAATCAAGACTAAAACAGTTACACGATTTTATTACAGATATGCTTAACGAAAAAATAGAGCGTACAAGGGAGACAGAGTAATGGACCCTTTATATCATAGTAAAAGCAGTGTAAAGAAGTGGGGAGGTACAGTAGATGACTACATTAAGATTCATCATTGGTTTGATGATTCTAAACGTGGTTGTTCACTACCAACTCACAGATCAATGAGACATCATACAGAAGGTATTGGTTGGTGTATTGACGTATTCGGTAAATACATCACCAATTCTGATGGCAGAAAAGTACCAGTAAGACAAATAGGTGAACAACATGTCGTAGAAGACATAGGTAAACTTATTTCAATGTCGGACTGGTTATTACATATGTCATTAGAACCTTGGATGATGAAAGTCGGTAAACGACCAAGTGAATTATAACTAACCAGGATATTCCTGGTGGTATCAGAATAGAGGCAACAACTTACTAACATGTGATTTGTCTTGTTATGGTTGCCTCAGTTCTGAAAGGAGAAAATAATGAATAGTAGAGAAAAAGCTTGGTTAAATCGTAAAACAGATAAAAAACCTGAAACGATTTACGATAGAATAAAAAAAATGAAATTCAATGATCCTTGGTCAAAAGAAGGTATTGCTGAACGTGAAGCATTTTCAAAGAAATATGGAAAAGCTTGGTACTTATTTACAGATAGTAATTCTTCAGAAAAATATAAAGATCAATGGATTTATCAATTTTGGAAAATGGAGGAAACCAGCAATGAGTAACGAAGTAG